CTGCAATTCTTGAGGGCTTGCTTGGTGTTTTGGATCGACAAAACTTCTGAGGGTTGCCCCATCAAGTTTCTGTAGGTCTGTCAAATAGTTTCCTTTGGTTTGTGCGATTTCATTTGTCATCTCATTCTCCTTTGTGTTTTTTTCATGTTCCATATTTCACGCTTAAGACGGCTATTTCTTTTGTTTAGTGAGATTATTTTGTCTTGCTGTTCATCGACGATTTCGCCCAGATTGTGACAAAGTCTCTCGTAGTACTTGCGCCAGTATGCATCATCATGGCAATTCACTTCCATATCACTCATCTCCTACAAACACCCAGCGTCCTCCTACAAATACCCACTCATCAGGATCATAGGTTTCACGCTCTGGCTCAGGTTGTAAGTAATCACGATCATAGTCAAAAGTTCCAAATAGTCCTCTGTCCATGCGGGCCTCCTTAATTGTTCAAGTTTTCGTATACATCAATAAGACGCTGTTGGACTGCCACTGTGTCAGCATATCGCTTGCACTCATACCCTAAACGGATATTCTCTTCTGAGAGCTCTCGCATGATTGCATTTTGTTTGCGCACAACTTCTTGTAGATCTCGCACTTGAGCTTGTAGCGTGCGGATATCAATCAAGGTCCCGCTGTGCTGTACTGGCTCATCTTCGTTGAAGTAGTCTAGGTTAAATAAGTTTTTGATTTTCTCTAACATTATTCGTCTCCCTCTTCGTCGTCATCGCTGGCTAGATGTGAGTCGATGGCTTGTTTTGATGTCTTACCGTCTAGCACGTCCTGGATAGCGTGTGATACTTTATGGATCGTTTCCATCGTATTTTCTAGTATTGCTCCCTCAATTCCTTTAGGTTTAATGAGCGCTAGCGTTAGCATACCAATCATTGAGATGCCGTGCGGATCCTCTTGCAACTCTTGGATGCGTTCAATAGTTTTGATATTTTCGTTTGTAGTCATTTTTTTGTCTCTTTTCTTTTATTCTTTATAAGTACTAGTTTGTTGTTGGTTAGTACTTATTGCCAAGTTAGTGCCGTAGGCTATATTGTTGTATAGTTAGTACTTGTTATATAGTTAGTACTTATTAGACGGCAGTTTTTAACATGGCAATTTTTAACATGGCAATTTTTAACATGGCAATTTTTAACATGGCAATTTTTAACATGGCAATTTTTAACATGGCAAAATCTTCCAAGTGTAAAATAGCCTTATTTAAATACCTGTGGATAACTCATCTGCTAGCTTACTTTTTAAGTATGCCTTGTAATCGTCTGTCATTGGACTGTCTGAGAAGAACCGTTTAAACTCTGTTCCGTTTCCTCTTCCGTGACTAATCCTCACAGATAACAAGTACCCGCATTGTTCTAGTATCTTAAAATGCCTATCTACTGTCCGTCTGCTGATATTTAATCGTCTAGCGATTTCCTCAGGATATACAACCCAGTCGGGCTTATTAGTCAGAATTACTGTTAATATCCCGATTGTTGCTGGCTCAAGCCTACTGTCCTGTGTAAATGCATTATTTAACGCTGTATAGTTTTCTTGAGTGTTTCTGATTATATATTGCATACCCCATATTTAAGCCCCTTTCACGTCCGTTTGTGCATTCCTCGGATGATGTCATAGTAAGAATGACCAGCGGGGATGACATATCCTGTAAGGTCGTCTAACTGTGATCCATCCGCCATGACATTTGAGATGCGTGGATCCCATTTCTTTTTTACTGATTTCATTAAATATACCTCCATTTATATCCGTGTGTTTGTTTCTTTCTACCTTTCAAGACATCTACAATTTTTGATTGAGGTATCCCAGTATCTTCAGAGGCTAACTTAATTCCTCTGTGTACTTTGACAGGGGCTCCGTTTAGAAAAAGCTGCTCAATCGGCTTATATCGACCTATAGAGGATTTGATTGTCCTATTACCGTGATTGCAATTTTCTTTATCTGTCGCCCATTCAAGGTTTTCAACGACATTATTCAATTTGTTTTCATCAATATGATTGACGGTTCTTTTGTTTTTAGGATTTGAGATAAAGGTCTTAGCCACTAATCTATGAACCCTTATTGTTGAATGTCGCCCGTTTTTTGAAAGTCCTACCATCAAGTAACCCTCTGATAAGTTTGGTTGTAAAATTTGTCCTTTAACAAATCTTGTACTACCATTCTTTCCTTTCACTATCTTATCAACTGACCGAACGCGACCTAAAGTTGATACCTGATAATATCCCTCGTAACCGACTATGTCTTTCCAAATTTCTTCCATTTTGATATAATTACCTCATAAGTATTTTTCTTATTCCCTCAATGGAATTGCCGTTCCTTGAGGGCTTTTTTGCTATAATAAACTTATCCCAACGAAAGGAGAATAAGTTATGACTACTTGTCATATTGTTGTAGAAGGTCGGACCGTGCACACAGTATCACTCCCAGAGATTCCATCCCCTGGTAGTATCGTAGCTGTAAATCCTGACCCGAAAACTAATCGTTATCTGATTACACTCATTGAGTATGTAAGTGGCTACGCCGAGCCAAATTTACATGCCAAAGAGTTTGTTAATCAAGACCACGCTGTCAATCACACCGACGGTTACAGGAATATTAGATAATTCAACTGTTTTAACCCAATAATTATCTAAATAATTTTTTGATAGATACACTGCTTTTTCAGTAAGTAACAAGTGAGAGATAATTGTTTCTAGTTCTTCGTTTTCACGTTTCACTAATTCTTTATCTACTATTGTTTTTCTGATAAGCAGTGTCTCTTTTTCTTCTGCGACAATCTGACCTACAATCTCTCCAGATATTTCAAGGTACTTGCCGACTAAACTATTTTTCATGTTTGCTCCTTTCTAGCCTGGTAGCAATTCCTGGTTAAGAAATTTATTGATGAAGTACTGCTGCCCTTTCCCAGTTACGAGTGGTGTCTTGCTCACTGTGATGTGGCCGTCAGCGTGCGTGATACTTGTTTCTTTAACCCGAATAAGCCCCATCTCTACACTCTTCTGTGTTGGCATATTCCAATCACGTCCGTTGCGTTTAATTAGATATCCATGAGCTCGTAGCCAGTTAAACAAGCGAGTCGCTCCGATGTCCACCCCGTTCTGCTTGAGTAGCTTAGCAAGCTCTCCGACCAAGATAGATGTGTGACTAGCACTGACCGCCTCTGCAAACAGCACCTTAGGACGATCAGCCTCGATCTTAGCCTCTAGCTTGTGGACTTTCTGATCAGCCATAAGCAAGGCTCTTGCCATGATTTTTTCAGGACTGTTGAAGTCTTTTTCTACTTGTATAAAGTATTGTCGGACTTGCTTGCCTCGTTCGGTTCGTTGGATCATCGCAATTTCTTTGGCCATATCTAGCTTGATGACGTGGTCTACTTTGTTGTGACCTCCTCGACCTGTTTGCTGCTCATTTTTGAGAAGCAAAAAATCTTGATTTTCTGCAAAGCCATAGTCAATCATTCGATTGAACCAGTCGGCATATTTTGTTTTGACTCCCAATGCCTCATGTAGTTGTCTTCCTGACACCACAGGCTCATGCTTGTCATTTAATGTTACTGTGATAATTTCGTTCATATAAACCCTTTCTAATTTGGTATAATAGAATAAAAACGAATGGAGAAATCTTATGGATTCTAGTAAACTATTCTGCTTGTTTTGCGGTTGTTCTATTCCAAATCACGACGGTACTTTTCGAGAAGACGAGCACTACTTTTTGATTCATCGTCCGCATTTTCCCATCGAAGAAAACTTGAGTGACAAAATAACAATACAAACAATGAATTGTCCAAACTGCCATAAAGTTTCAATCGACATCGTGGGCGTAGGAAGTCAATTCCCAAATCGCATTATGCACTTCAATCCAATTTCGCTTGCTAAAGTTTACCCGGAATACATTCCACAGACTATCAGAAGTGATTATGAAGAAGCTCACGCTATCTTAAATCTCAGTCCCAAAGCTTCTGCTACCCTCTCTAGACGTTGCCTACAAGGAATGATTAGAGATTTTTGGGGAATTTCTAAAGCAAGGTTAGTAGATGAGATAGATGCTTTGAAAGAGTCTGTTGACCCAAGCACTAAAAATGTACTCGATGCTCTACGAAAACTTGGAAACATTGGCGCCCATCCAGAAAAAGATATAAATCTTATAGTGGATATCGAACCGAAGGAGGCTCACAAGTTGCTGAAGTTTATAGAATTACTTATGCAAAAATGGTATATTGAACGCCATGATAACGAGCAATTACTACAAGATATTTTAAATTTGGACAAAGATAAACAAAATCAACGCAAACCTAAAAATTCTTGATAATGCGGAGAGCAAGGATCTAATTCAAATATTAGATTACCATCCATGTTATAATACTGTTCTACAACCCTAACGCCATCCGTCTCGGTTCCTTCGCCTCTCAAAATTGAAAGGTGGATAACTTTTTCAACCTTCAATTCATCAGGTCTACCACGTCTATCGTGGTATTTTTCTTTTTGCCCTAACATCTTTTTTCTCCTTTCTAGTTTTTAGAGGTCTCAAGTTTCAGCACTTCGTAATAATAGATTTTTGCAGAATTTCTAGCATTGAAGCGTTCGATGTATTCCCTAATCACTGCCCCATAACGTCGACGGCTAGGGATCGTTAGTTCTACGACAAATTCGCCTAAGTCCCCATTTGGACGTTCCTTGAGCATTTTTACTGTTGCTGTTTTCATTTCGATCTCCTTTTTGCGGTTAAACCGCAATATTATGTAAAAAAATAATGTCATCAATAGACACATCAAAAGCAGTAGCGATTTGATAAGCCTGCGTCACGGTAGGCTCTGTTTTACCTCGTTCCCAATTTCCCCAAGTATCAGCAGAGACATCAAGGGCCTTAGCTGCATCCACTTGTCGCCAGTTCTTTAGCGTTCGCAATGTTTTAAGAGTCATTTTTGGCATGTTACTGTCCTTTCTATCGTTTTTTTATAATTGACTGACTCAACTATGACTCTATTATAATGCGGTTAAACCGCATTGTCAAGTGTTTTTTGCGTTTTTTTCGTATTTTTTTATCTTTTTCTTTACTTTTTTGCGTTTTTGCCGTAATATATACTATATAAAGGAGTGATAAAAATGAGCGATAATAAAAGTAAAAAAATTTTTTCTGCGAACTTAGAAAAATTGATGAGTAGCAGAGGGATTGATAGAAATAAGCTCTGTTCTGATCTCGGATTGAAGTACACTACTGTGAGAGATTGGTTGAAAGGCATAACTTATCCTAGAATTGGTAAGATTGAGTTGCTAGCGGATTATTTTGGTATCAATAAATCTGACCTTATTGAAGACAAAAACCAAGAAATAAAAGAACTTAAAATACCTACTTCTCCATTGGTTCAAAAAATTACTGAAAAGGTTGTTAAGTTGACAACTCCAAGAAAACAAAAGGTATTGAGATATGCCAATGAGCAGCTTAATGAACAATCAAATAAAGTTATCACTTTAGAAGAACACTTGTTTGAATATAAGGTATATGAAAAACTGTCAGCTGGGGCGGGGTTTTCGTATTTTAATGACGGTAATTTTGATACTGTTTTCTATGATAAAGATTTGGATCATGATTTTGCATCTTGGGTCTTTGGGGACTCAATGGAGCCAAAATATAAAAACGGTGAAGTTGTACTAATAAAAGAAACTGGTTTTGACTATGACGGTGCCGTCTATGCTATTGACTGGGACGGCCAGACCTATATCAAGAAAGTTTACCGTGAAGATAATGGTTTGCGCTTGGTATCGCTAAACTCGAAGTATAAGGATAAGTTTGCCCCTTATGATGAAGACCCTAGAATTATTGGTAAAATAGTTGGCAATTTTCAGCCGTTTGAAAATTAGCGAGGAAGCACAATGAGTTTAATACGGTCTATTTATAATTTGTTCAAAAATACTCCGCCACCACCTCCTCAAAAGAGACCTTTATTGATTTTTGGCAGACAACTATACGACTGGGATGGCTTTTTATTTGATAATGTGTTACCTTGGGCTAGTGACACAATACCAAATACTGAGATTAATATATCTGACTTAATATTTCTTTGGGTGATTAGTAGGCTTGGTCAAGATTTCCATTCATATCCTACTCACCTTGCTAGAAACTATGGTATTACAAAACCTCTTGAACAGGTCCAAAAACTTATAAACTTAGGCTTAGTTGACAACGGTTTTACTATCACTGAACTTGGTATAGAATGTATCGATAAAAATTACAAATTTATTGAACTCCATAAAAATGGCTGGACTACACCTGAGGAGAAAAAATATAACAAAGAGAGTGACAAGCTGTTTACGAAAAAACACGCTGAGTGGTTGCTAGAAATCGGTTTGACAGATGAAGGAAACAAAGTACTTACAAATCTTGAGTTTGAAAACAAAAGAAATGAATGTTTTGAAATTTTCCATAAAGGAGAAATGCTAGGTAAAAGTAAGAATTACAAAGAGTCCAACTTAATTCTACTACCACTATTAGAAAACGACTTTGTAGACTTCTACGCACCACTTTATGAACGTATTGCAAAAAATTACCGTGGACTCAAAGAATATCAAAACGAAATTGATATATGTCAAAAGTTTTTGAACGACTTACAACCTCTTTATGGGACAGATATGTGGGTTGATGTTTTTACCAACCGTATCAAATTCGCTACAAGTCATATTAAATAAAAAAGCCTTATGTTCCAAGATTGGCGTCTGGGGAACACGATGACGACATCCGTACAATCGGAAAGGTCGTAGACATTTATCGGGAGGGATAACATGAGTATCGAAAGTAGACCAATGGAAGTGATTAAACATAACCTAGATTGTCAATGTCATAGAAGAAGAGAGTGGATTAGAGTCAATGATAAATGGCATGCTATCGAGTTTTCAGTGGATGATCCAAACGAACCTCCTATGACCGAAGAAGAAAAGGCCAACGTGGCCTTAATTCTTCAACAACACTTACCGAAAGAGTAAAAACAACTGTTTCTAAAATAGAAATAGTTGCAAACAAAAAAGCCCCACGCTCTCAAACTTTGGCGAGTCTGAGCGTGAGGCACGATGTATAGTAAATCACCTATTTTTTAGGATGTTTTACTATACTCTATTTTACCACAGAATGGAGTAAAAAAATGAAAAAAATTGATAGACCAACCAAAGAAATTATAGAACATCTATACCACACCAAAGAGCTTACTCTTGAAGAATGTTGTCAAGAGCTTGGTATTAAATCGCCTATTACTCTTAGAAAATGGATGAAAGAGCTTGGAATTAAGACAAGAGATGTCAACAAGTTAAACTCCTTAGAATATAAATTAGGACTAACCGAGAATGAGCTGAAATCAAAACTAGAAACTATGTACTACAAAGAAAATAAAGGTCTTAATAAGATAGCTGAAGAATTTGGCGTTACACGTACTATTATTTCTAGGAGATTTGAAAAATTTGGAATTAAAAAACTTGACCCAATAACTGCTAAAACTGTCTTCGGGTCAGGAGAAAACCATGGAAATTGGAAAGGTGGCAGAATAGTTCAGAACGGTTATTATATGGTTCGTTGTCCAGAACACCCTAAAGCAAGGTTAGGCTATGTTTATGAGCATAGGCTTGTTATGGAACGACATCTAGGACGATATCTAAAAAAAGATGAAATTGTGCATCATAAAAATAGGAATAAGCAAGATAATCGCTTAGAAAATCTTGAAGTACTTACACCGTCTGAACATAATAAAGTCCACCGCAAGGAACTCATTGAAAGTCGCTGGGGGAAATGATATGCAAAAAGTTGCAGTTTATATTAGAGTTTCAACTACTGCCCAGTTAGAAGAAGGCTACTCTATCGACGAGCAAAAAGACAAGCTAACAAGCTATTGCGACATCAAAGACTGGAATATCTACGAGATATACACGGACGGAGGTTTTTCAGGATCCAACACTGAAAGGCCAGCACTTGAGCAATTAGTACAAGATGCCCAGAGCAAGCTGTTTGACACGGTACTAGTATATAAGCTAGACCGATTGAGTAGAAGCCAAAAGGACACGCTCTACTTGATAGAGGATATATTTTTAAAAAATAATATTGAGTTTGTGAGCCTCCTTGAAAACTTCGACACCTCTACACCATTCGGGCGTGCCGTTATAGGGCTTTTGAGCGTATTTGCTCAGCTTGAGCGTGAGCAAATCAAGGAACGGATGCAGTTAGGCAAGTTAGGACGTGCCAAGGCTGGAAAATCTATGATGTGGGGCAGGACTTCCTATGGTTACGATTATCAGAAAGAGACAGGGTCACTGACCATAAACCCAGCACAGTCGATAGTAGTCAAGTACATTTTCGAGCGATATCTGGCTGGTCGTTCTATTACTAAATTAAGGGACGACTTAAACGAGAAGTACCCAAAAGAAATTAGCTGGAATTACAGAGCTGTCAGAGGTATCCTGTCAAACCCTGTCTATTGTGGCTACAATCAGTACAAGGGCCAGCTATTCCCTGGAGAGCATGAGCCCATCATCTCAGAAGACGTGTACAAGAGGACGCAAGAGGAGCTGAAAATCAGACAGAGGGTTGCTGCAGAGAAGACTAACCCTAGACCATTTCAGGCTAAGTATATGCTGTCAGGGCTAGCTCAGTGTGGATATTGCCACGCACCTCTCAAGCTAATAATGGGCGGTATCCGTAAAGACGGTACTAGATTTATTAGATACGAGTGCTACCAGAGACACCCAAGGAAAACCGCTGGGGTTACTGTCTACAATAACAATCAAAAATGCCACTCTGGAGCTTATGACAAGGACGAATTAGAGAAATATATCATTACAGAAATAGCCAAGCTACAGCATGATCAGAGCTATATAGAACAATTATTTAGCGCCAAATCAAGCACTATAGACCGTGATAGCTACCAAAAGCAAATCGAGGAGCTGACTAAGAAACTAAGCAGACTGAATGACTTGTATATTGATGATCGCATCACCCTTGACGAACTACAAAAAAGGTCCTCAGAATTTATGACGATGAGGATGGCACTTGAGGAAGAGCTAAAAAACGACCCAGAAAAACAAGGTCAGGAACGAAGAAATAATATAAAACAGGTACTAGACTGCGAGGATATCGCAAGCATTGATTATGATAACCAAAAGACCATTGCTAGGGCCTTGATTGATAAGGTGCAAGTGACATCTGAGAAAATTGTCATAAATTGGAGAATATAA